GGATAGAGAGAAAGGGGCTTGAGGACATTTATGCCCCTCTTCCTGCTCTTCATATCTTTGGTGCTAATGATATGCCTCACACACTTGAAGGCTATTCAGGTGCAATGAATAGAAGATGGAGTATTATCAAATTCACTAAAGTATTTGGTGGTGTAAGAAACAGATCTATTGCCTCTATTCTTTTTAATGCTGATCCTCAAGGGATAATCAACTTTGCTGTTTCTGGCTTAATGCGTTTAGCTTGTGAGAATCAAGGATTCTTTTCTAAATCAAATGCTTCAGTTGAATCAGTTCAAGAGTGGGGAACTAAAGATGATATTGTTCAGATCTTTTTAAATGATGCATTATATGAAGGGATTGATATTGGAGAGTCAATCGTTAAACTTGAAATCAATGAAGATTATAAAATAAATAGATCTAAAATGTGGTCACTTTTCCATGAATGGCAAGAGGAAGGATTATCACGAATTGAACAAATTGGAAGAAATAAATTCTTTGATATGCTAAAAGTCAAGGGTTATTCTGCCAAAAAATCTGATGGTATTTTTAAAATATGTGGACTTGGAGAGTTATCAGGTCAAGATTTAGGATCAGATTCAATCTAAAATAGGGCAAATATTTCTGCCCTATTTTCACCTATCACATAAAATCAATTTAAACACATAGCATCAACTGATTCAGCGCATTACACAAATATAATTCGATGTGTCACGTTTAGGGCAGTTATAAACACCCTATTGGCGGTTGTTGCACTGCAAAATGCCCTGACCCTAAGTTATTGAAATTATTAAAGAAAACCTCATATTAGGGTACTTATATATATATTTATTGATAATAAAGTATGTATATATAAAAGAGAGTGTGTTCTTGAGGCTTTTTCTAAAAGTGTGGGAACGGATTTGAGTGGCAGAAAAAATGCCTGCCCTGTTCTTGAGGTTTAAATTTGTAGAACTATTTGTCAGACAAAAAATAAATGTTATACTGAAAAAAAGAAAACTCTCCAAGTGGGAATCTAAAACAGGGAAAAATCAGATATGCCAATATCCAAAAAAGTTACCAAGAAAAAAACAAAACGAAAATTAACAGGCCATGTGTTTAAGAAAGGGAACAAAGAATCAGTTGGAATTGGTAGACCGAAAATGACTGAAGAGGAAAAAGAACTTTCTTTGAAAACCAGAACAGATTTTAAAGTGATGTTAGATAAGTATATGATCACTGAACCAAAGCAACTAACAAAACTTTTAAAAAGTAAAACTATTCCTGCAATAGATGCAATGATTATTAGATCACTTTTAAATGCAATTAATTCAGGTGATTCAACTCAAATCAATTGGTTTTTAAATCACTCACTCGGAAAAGAAAAAGAGACAAGCAATGTTCATATAACTGGAAGCATGGAAAATTCTATTGATGTTAAAAAACTATCCAAGGAAGAATTACTTGCGTTGAAAGTTATGGCAGAAAAGAATAATGCAAAAAGTTAAAATACCATCAGAAGAATTAATTGATTTTCAATTAAAAACATTAGAACTTGAAGAAGATTTTTTTGCATTTGTTCTTTGGGTGTTTAAAGTAATTTACAAAAGACCTTTTTTAATTAATTGGCATCATCGAACACTTGCACAAATTATGATGGATATTCATTCAGGAAAATTACATCATACAATCATCACCATGCCCCCTAGATACACAAAAACTGAAGAAGTAGTTAAGTTATGGCCTGCTTGGTGTTTTGCTAAAAATATTAAATGTAATTTTTTACACCTTGCGTATTCAGATGTTCTTGCCGCAGATAATTCATCAGCAGTTAAAACAATTATTATGTCAGTAGAATTTCAACAGCGTTGGAATATAGAACTTAGAAAAGATACTACTGCAAAAAAGAAATGGAAAACTGAAGATGATGGAGAATTTTCAGCAACAGCAGCAGGTGGCGCAGTTACAGGATTTGGTGCAGGTATTCTTGGATCAAAAGAATTTGCAGGTGCATTAATCATTGATGATCCCCTCAAGCCTGATGAAGCAAAATCAGATACAGCACGTGCAAATGTGAATGATAGATTTCCCGAAACTATTAAATCAAGATTGAACGATAGAACAACACCACTAATTTTAATTATGCAAAGATTGCATGAAGATGATCCTGTTGGTTTTCTTCTTGGTGGTGGTACAGAATTAGAATTTACTCACATCAATCTTCCTGCGATAAATGAAGATGGGCCTAGTGAATATGATTTACGTGAAATAGGTGAAGCTTTATGGCCTGATAAACATACTGAAGAAGAACTTGAGTCAATGCGTGTATCTAATGCAATGACTTTTGCAGGTCAGTATCAGCAAAGACCTGCACCAAAAGAAGGGAACATATTTAAGAAGTTTAAATATTACAAAGAAATTCCTGAAGATAGTTTTTACAAAGTTCATTCATGGGATATGACATTCAAAGAAAAATCCAAATCAAAAAAGAACAAAGTTGATTTTGTTGTTGGTACTGAATGGGGCAAAAGAAATAGCACAAAAGATATTTATCTTTTTCCTGATATGGTTCGTGCAAGGATGGGTTACTCTGATACTGAAACATCTGTTAAAACATTTACGAATAATCATTTGGATTACAAAGCTTTGTTGGTTGAGGATAAAGCAAATGGTTCAGCAATTATTGACCGATTAAAAAAAGCAAAAGTAAAACGTGTTATTGCAGTTGAACCCACAGGTGATAAAGTTGAGCGTGCTGAATCTGTTGCCCCCTTGTTTGATGCAGGTGATGTTTATCTTCCCCATAAATCAATCTGCCCATGGATTGAAGATTTTGTTAATGAGTTAAAAGTTTTTCCAAATGGTAAGCATGATGATCAGGTTGATTCTGCAACTCAAGCAATTGAGTATCTTGATAATATTGGTTCAGGTGGTGGGATGAAAGAAGCCAATAAACCAACTGAAAGGTTTAGTAAGAATTTTGGTAAGAAGAAGATCAGGCAGTCAGGATTGAGAACAGGCAACCTGAGAACATAGTGCCACAACAATTCTTTTGTTGATTTAAGCCCATTTAAGCCTTAAACACGTATATTTTCATGTATTTCTTTCAAAAACAGCTTAGAATTGATCTTAGAGTATAACTTTACCCCATATAATGCCCATTATATGGGGTGGTGCATCAATACAACTATCTGTTATTGTTCTTGTCAAGTAATAAATATGGATTTACAATTTTTGCGTTCTAAGTAATAATAAATTCATATATGGAAATTAATCGGGGACACTGATGTCAAAAAAAAGAACTAAAAAGCATCTTAACAAAATCAAATCTCCTAAAAAATCAATCAACCTATCTTCAGAATTTGTTGAAACAGAAAACCCAAAAGTAAATCTAAAACCAAAAGGTAAATCAGGAACTTTAATCACTGCTGATACTGTCCAGAATGATTACCTAAAAGAATTAGTTGGTGAAGCAGGTCAAGATACTTATTTTAAAATGTGCCTATCTGATTCACAAATCAGAAAATTAATTCACGCAGTAAATAATCCAATCAAATCTGCATCATGGAGCATTGAACCTGCAAGTGAGGAAAAGAAAGACGTTGAAGTAGCAGCTTTAATTGATCATATTCTTTTTTCAAATATTCCTGATGGGTGGACAGCAAAACTTGATGAAGTGCTTACATTCCCATGGCATGGACACGCAGTATTTGAAGTGATCCATAAAAATATGATTGATAAAGTTTTTGGTGCATATACTGGTTTAGCAAATATTGCTTTCAGAGATCAGAGAACTTTAGATAAATGGAATTTTACACAAGAAGGAATTCTTGCAAAAATTCACCAACTACAATCAGGTGATGTTGAAGTAAATGAATGGATGGAAGCAGATACATTAATCATTTTCTACAACGAAAAAAAAGGGAATGATAATGGCTACCCTTTTTGTAGAATGCTTTATGGAAATTATAAAAGAAAACTTTTATATAAGCAGCTTCAAGCAATAGGTATTGAGAAAGGTGCAATTGGTGTTCCTGTTCTTAATCTTCCTGCATCAATAGAATATAACTCAGATGAATATCAACAAGCAGTTGATACATTAACAGCATACACTCAAGCAGAATCAGCTCATATTATTTTGCCTGCTGATTATGAATTGAAGCTTGACCAATCAAATACTTTTGATCCTGCAAAAGTTCAAGTTGCTATCAAAGCAGAAAATGAAGAAATATCAGGTTCACTTGTTGCCATGTGGTTAGAAATGGGAATTGGTGGAAATAGTGCTGTTGGATCTTCAACAGGAATTAGTGCTGATTTTTTCAGAGATGGAATTGAGTACCTTGCAGATAAAATTGCAGATCCATTTAATCTCAAGTTAATTCCTCAACTTGTTAGAATGAATTTTGGGGATTCGGTTGAGGTTATGCCAAAATTAGTTCATTCAGGAATTGCCGATGAAGCAGGTAAAGAATTGATGGAAGTAGTTACAGGATATGTAAAAGCTCAAGTTATTACACCTGATGAGCAGCTTGAAGATCATATTAGAAAAGCACACAACCTTCCAAAAAAAGCTGAAGGGGAAATGCTTGATAATAAAGAATCACAAAATGATGATGATAAAACCCCACCACCAAATGATGCAGAAAAGAAAACTGAAGAAGAAGTTGAACTCTCCATTAAGGGTAAAAAAACACCTGTAACTTTGATCAATAATCAATCACCAAAAATTGCTGCTGATCTTAGAAAGGCAATGGAATTTGCTTCTGCCAAATACATCAATGATGTCATGGCAAGATATAAGCAACTACCAAAAAACAAAAAACAAAATGCAACAGGTAAAGTAAAAATGGGTGGTGTTAACAATCTTAGAAAAGATTTAAAACGCTCATTGACTGAAACTGTTGTTCTTTCAATTGAGATGGCAAGAACTGAAGTACCAACAAAAAAAGATGTTGAACTAAATAACCATGAACGTGAAATGCTTAGAATGGTTGAAAAGTTTGGTGATATTTCTGATATAAAGTTGAATGAGTTTTCAAAGCTTCCAACACATATACAAGTTTTAATTGCAAAGCAAGCCGATCTAATTAGTGAAGCAACATTTAATGAATTACAGGGAAAAATTGATTTCTCTTTTTCAGGTATTGAAATAAAATCAGCAGATGAAAACATTATAAAACAATCAATGGAAGATGATGCAAACAAATTCACTGTTTCATCACAAATTGATTTGAAGGGAACAAATGCTGCTGCTTTAATGGTTAATGAGGGAAGAGATACTTTCTTTTTTGAACCTGAAGTGATGGATGAGATTCATTCATTCACATTTATGAACATTGCCCCTAAATCAGCTATATGCAAAGAGCTTGCAGGAACAACATTTAAAACAAATGATGCTGAATCACTTAGGTATGTTCCACCACTCCATCACAATTGCAAATCATATTTAAGAGCAAATTTAAAAGTTTCAAAGGGTATTGAGAAATTAGGTATCTCAACTTTATCACCAACAGCTATAGCGAAAAAGAGTATTACATTATGAAAAAATTAATTAATTTAGTAAGAACATATTTAAAATCGTGCCCACGATGTTTTGGGACAGGGCAAATTGATTTGCCAAATGGATCAAGCATGGATTGCCCTGTTTGCAAAGGAAAAGGATTAATAAAATGAATTATCTAAAAGATTTAATCAGAGAAAAGAAAATATTAGAAATGGATGAGGATATTGAAAAATTCTTTGAAGCAAATGATGATCTTTCTGATCAAGCTATTATTTACAAAGTAGTTTTGGATAAAGAAAGATTTAAAACTGAAGAAGAAGCAAGGGAATATTTAAAATCAAAATGGTTTTGGGATTATAGCATTGATGAAGAAGATAATTCTTTTGTTGCTATTAGTGACCTTGATGAAATTGTGACTATCACAGACAAGAAATTTGATATTGGAAGAGGGGCAATAGGATTTGTTGCTAATATAATCCCATCAACAGAATCTTCATCTGATGTAATAATATTCAATGAAAAAGGTGAAGTAAATCTTTCAACAAAATTTGATACTATAAATCTAAATAGTGGGCTTCCACATATTATAGAGATTGCACGTGTCGCTGAAGGTGAACACCCTTCATATGGTAAATTAAATATTACCCAAGAAATTTTAGAACAATTTGTAATTAATTTTAAGTCTAACGTGACGGGCGTTGATTTAGCTGTAAATGAGGATCACAAGAAGAATGAGGCATTCGGGTGGTTCAAAGATGTGTTTTTATCTTTTGATAAACAAACACTTTTAGGGCAAGTCAATTGGAATTCAAAAGGTACTACTGCTTTAAGCGAAAAGGAGTACAGATATTTTTCCCCTGAATTTAGGTTTAATTATAAGCATCCACATACAGGAATGGAACACGGCCCAACACTTTTAGGTGGGGCTTTGACAAATTACCCATTCCTTAAAATGGAAGCTATTACAGAACTTAATAACAAACAAACAAAGGAAGGAATTGTGAGTAAAGAAAACACAACAATTGATCTTTCAGTTCATAATGAAAAAATTGTTGAACTGTCTGGAAAAATTACTGAAGTAACAAGCAAGCTTGATGCTTCTGAAGCAAGAAATGTTGAACTAAGTGAAAAAGTAAAAGAACTTAATTCAACTATTGAGTTATCTGAAAAGAAGACAGCTCATGAAAAACTTTTCACAGCAGGAACAATCAATAAAGCACAACTTGATGCCATGAATGAAGGTAAAGGGATGCTTGAAGTGCTTGCGCTTAGTGAGAAGATGAATACAAAAGGTAAAGGATCTGATGAAGCTCCTAAAGGTGGCGATGTAGAGTTATCAGAGAAAGAACTTGAGGTTGCAAAATCTTTAAATCTTACTGCTGAAGAGTACAACGCTGTTAACTAATTAAAGGAAGGTAAAGAATGGCTTTTTTAACAAAGAAAATTGATAGAGAAGAAAAAGAAGGAAAATTGATTGCTTCACCTGTTGAGGCATCACTCCTTATTTTTCAAGGGGCTTTAGTAAAGCATAATGCAACAGGATTTCTTGCAAGATCAGCTGCAGAAGCAGGTGCATCATTTGCAGGTGTCGCATATGAGACTGTTGATAATTCAGCAGGTGTTGCAGGTGAAAAAATTTGTAAAGTAGAAAAGAAAGGTTCTTTTCTAATGGATGGAACTGGTTTTGCTCAAGCAAACGTGGGTGCTGTTGTCTATGCAAAAGATGATAACATTGTTGGGTTAGCTGATGCAGGAAATGAACAGGCAGCAGGAAAAATTGTTGAGTTTATTTCTGCAACACAAGTAAGAGTTAAAATTGACGGTTATGCTGTTTAATTAAAAGGAAGGTAAATCATGAGTACATATGCAGGTAAAGAATTAGTTACATTAAGAAAAGGGTTAAACGCAGCGTTTATTAAAGCTTTTAATAATGCAGAAAATCCTTCTGATGTTATGCCATTTATTTTGGAAACAACTTCAACATCAGATAAAGAAAATTATGGTTGGTTAGGTCAAGCACCTTCACTAACAGAGTGGATTGATGAAAGAAAGTTAAAGTCATTGAATGAATTTGAGTATGAAATCCCTAACAAAGATTATGAAGCAACTCTCCCAGTTGACAGAAATGCACTGAAAGATGATCAGCTTGGAAATGTTCTTGTTAGAATTAATGACCTTGCAAGAAAAGCAAAAATTCATCCAAGAAAACTTTTCATTGAAGCACTTAAAGAAGGTGAAACAGAACTTTGCTATGATGGTCAACCATTCTTTTCAGCTTCCCATGAAGAAGGTGATTCAGGTGTTCAATCAAATCTTTTAGTTGGAACAGGAACTTCTCTTGCACAACTTGAAACAGATGTTGATGCTTCTGAAGAATCAATGTTATCTTTCAAAGATGATACAGGTGAACCGTGGAATGAAGGTGAAGTGAAGATTGGTGTTGTATGTCATACAAGCCTAAAAAATAAATTCATCAGACTTAATACACTTGATCTAATTAACAATAGTTCAAATGCTATGAAAGGAAGAATTTCACAGATTACTTATTCATCAAGATTTGATGATAAAAATGATTGGTACATGGGTGATATCTCTGAAGGGATGAAGCCTATCATCAAGCAGAAGCGTCAAGATCCTGTTTTTGGAGCACTTGAAGGTGAAAGTGATAACGGATTCATGAGAAAGCAATATTACTATGGTATTGATTATCGTGTTGGATTTGGTTATGGACTATGGCAAAAAATGGTTAAAACTAAAAACGCTTAATAATTTCCCCCTCTTTTAGGAGAGGGGATTTTTAGAATCTTGAGGTTTAAAATGACAAAAGAAAAATTAACAAAAGTTGAATTGAAATTAAGAAAGAGACACCCAAAGAAATCTTTTAGAATTGGTGGTCATGTAGTAGGAATTAAATTTGATACCTATGAAATGACTGATGCAGAATTAAAAGAGCTAAAAAGTAAAGGTTGTGTTGCTTGGTTAATTTCTAAAGAAGAGTTTGATACAAGTAAAAAGAAAAAAGCCCCTGCAAAAGACAAAGAATAAAAATCAGAATTGGTTTAACAATGAGGGCAATTGATGAGTAATGGACTAATAAATTCACCTGAAGCTTGGAAAACAATCAATGGTGAAATGTATTTAAACGTCAATGCCCTTTTTGATTCTGAAGCCTTTAAAGTATTATTTTCCACTACCCCAAAAATCACAATCAAAAATGTATCATCAGCAGGAACTAAAACCACACATCTTTTTCAAGATGGTGTAAAACAGATCTTTATTAGATGTGAGAAAGTTACAGAGATAAAATACAACTTTGATGAGTCAGATTTTGATGGCGGTAAGAAAGCAATAATTACTTCAGGTGGATTTTTGAAATTGAGTGGGCTTGATTTTACAGGTAAATCAATATTTTTTGAGACTGATGTAAGCAGTGTAGATGTAGAAATTTTAGAGTTATACTAAAAAGGAGTTTTTGTATGTCATTATTTAAAATTTTAAAAGATGCAACCAATAATGCTTTTGCATTATCAAAGGTTGTTTTAGGAACAGTAATTGATGGGGCAATCAATGGGATTGCAGTATTTGGCTTTAGAGATTCCAGTGGGAATGCAACAATGCCACAACTTAGTGCAGCAGGGCAAGTACCAATCACATTTGATATTGGTACAACTATCAGAGACAGTGCTAAACTTGTTGGAGCATCACAAACCAAAAACACTGAAACAGAGGTGTTAACTTTGGACTTAACTTTAGAAAAGCTTTACTCAAAACCAGTGGCACAAGTTGATTGTTTTAGAGCATCTCTATTTAGATTTGTATATGTCGATGATTATGGTGTTGCTGATACTGAAAAAGAAATAGGCTATGCTTTAGTTGATGCAGGAAATGTACACAAGAAAATATTTCTTGATATAGATGAATTTAGTACTGTAGGAAAAACAGGGGTACAAAAACTGGTAGTTTTTCATACACCACTTGATAAAGAATCTGATGCATATGTATCAGCAGCAGTAAATGAGATTTAATATGAAGAAGCTATTTTTTATAATAGCAATTGCAGCTCTCCCACTAGTTGGGGGGGCTGTTTCTGTTCAAACAGTAAAAATAACAGGTCACGATGAGCTTCACAATGCTGATGTAGTTCTTGAGGATGGGGCAAGGAAATTAGTTGTGAAATCAACAATAGTTCCTGAAGCAGTTGGGAATCTTTTCTTTAAACACTCATTTAATGGCACTAGTGAAGATATGGACGTAGATGGAAGCACAACAACAGTTGTATTTACCGTTGAAGCCGAAACAAATTACGATTTATTAGTGTATGGCCTTGCCTTCCATAGTTTTGCAAGCGGAATAAAAATAGATAAATTTTTATCTTTAAATTCAGAACTAACAAACGGTGTTTTAGTCGAGATTAAATCGAGTAATCAGATATTTCAATTTTTACCTATAAAAACAACACAAGATTTTGATGCTCATTTCACGTGGGGTTCAGGTAGATCATTTGAACTCATCTTTGCAAGTGGTAATGATTCCCTAGTTGCAAGGTACGGCCCATCAAGTCCTTTTGTCATAAAGAAAAAAGGAACATATGGTGCAGGCAATGATGACTATATAAAAATACATATTCAGGATAATTTATCAGCTATAGCAAGATTAAGATTTTTAGCTGTTGGGAACAGGAAGCAATAATGAGCAACGTATCAAGAATAGTTGGAAAATACAAAATAGAAAGAACAGATACTAAAATAGACCTGCCTAAATCAACTGAAAATTTTGTTGAGATAATGAGAATTGATAATTTAGGGAATTTTTATTCTATGCTTTTAGAATTTAATAACACTAAAGTTATTGTTAAAGTTATTGTGGATGATAACACTATTTTTGAACTTGATTTAGATAAAATAAAAAATAAAGGCTCTAGTGGTATGAAATATGATCATTTTCCTGTTTTTGTAGAGGATGCAAAAGACGCATTCAAATTTAAACCATCTTTTCCTTTATTATTCAGAAAAAATATTGTTGTTGTGGCAAAAGCAAATTCAAATTCATTAAGCCGTGATTTTGTGTCGGGCATGATTGAAATTAGTGAGGAATAAAAATGATTAATATTGATTTAAGTTATTTAGATTGGAAAAATAACGTGGATACAAAAACACTAGAACATTTCTCATATATTTCAGGTGGGAGATATTTTTTAATTGCTGTTGATGGGCAGCTTGTTTTTAAACACCACCTTGATCAAGATGATGAGACAGATTACACCACAAATTATCTTCCTACTGCCAATATGAAAATGGGAAGCTTTTATTCACGTGAACCATTTGCAACAAAAGTTTTAAAATGTGGGGCAAAACTTTTTAGGAGAAAGCACGGAATTAGAGATACAATAGAAGCAAATTCAGATAAAGATATTGTATTTACTGTTCCATATAATCAAGCAAAAATAAATAAGTTGGAAATAATTGATGCAAATGCTTTGGATACAGTTGATTTACTAGTTAAATCCCCTATTAATGCAGAAGCAGCAGCAGCATATGGGATGCCTGCCAATTATCTTTTAAATCAATTTGGTTTTGATGTTGTAGTATCAGAATTACTTTACTCTGATAAATCAGATTATGATGCTGATGTTTATAAGTATATGCAGATAATTGTAACGTACAAAAACAAAACATCTTCACCAAAGACAGTCGGATTCAATTTAATTTATCATGAAGTGGTTATGCCATAAAAGGGGATCAAGGATGGATAAAATTTATAGTGTTGTTTTGTTAATTTTAACACCTTTTATAAAGTATATTGGGAAATTACATTTCCCATTCACACGCAAAAAAATAACAGGAAAATTTTATTTTAAAAACAGAGATAAAATTTCCATTGGTTGTATTTTATTGACAAAAATAGAAGGTGAACTTTCTAATATAATAAACCCCGCAAAAATTCCACACGCAGGAACATATGTTGGTGATATTTTTAATGATGGAATCAGGTATGTTGCTGAAGCTGTAGGAAAAGGTGTTGTGTTAACTGATCTAGTAACATTTCTAACAACAAAAGATGTTGTTGTTTGTTGTCAACCAATATTTATAAGATCAGACAAAAAAGCTTTTGAAATTAATGTGCAACAATTCGCTCTTGATTCACAAGGTATCCCATATGATTATGGATTTGGTTTTGGTGCTGATGCTTTTTATTGCTTTGAATTTTCTGCATTTTCTTTAAAACGTCCTTACCCTGAACTACAACTAAAATGCAAAGAAATTATTAAAGGTAAGAAAATTTATGATCATAATACGTTCTTAGACGAAAAGTTTTTTAAGATAGTATTTGACTCAAGATTTGAGGTTTAAAAATGGATGATAAAAAGTGTTTAAGTGATCAAGAATTTAAGATTGAGGTTTTGACTAATTTAAGTAGAATTAATGAAAAGCTTGAGCATGTACCAAGTAAAGCTGATTTGGGAAAAGTTAAAGGGTTAACAATAGAAAACAAATCAAGGCTTGACAATCATAGGTGGATTTTAGGAACATTTTTCACAGGGCTATTAACCATGGTTGTAGCTATTTTTACAAAGGGTATAAAATGAGTTATGCAACACCAACAAATGTAAAGAGTTTATTTAGGGATTTTGCGGATAATGCCGATGCTGCTGTTTCAGATACAGAACTTCAAGAATTCTTGGATGATGCTGAAGAAGTTATAAATGCAAAGATTGGTACTCTGTATCAATTGCCAATAACTGTTGGGGAAAATCCAAAAGCATTTAAGGTGCTTAGAAGGCTTGAAACGTTTCAGGTTGCTTGTATAGTGGATGATATACTAAACAGCTATGGTGAAGCAGATAAGAAGCCACAGTGGTGCAAGAAAGCCAAAGACTTACTTAATGAGCTTGTTCCACCTGTAAAGGCAGGATGCAGGCAATGTGAACCTACTATGAAGCTAATTGATGCTGTATATCTAGGAACATCAACACAACGTGGGAGAATGAGCGTTCAATCTACATCTGAACCAGTATTCAAGAAAGGGGCAGATAATTGGTAGCAACTAGATCAACCTCTTTTGATTGGACTATTGAAAATGCTGAAGCATTCCAAAAAAAGCTTGATGAATTAGGGAATGTTCTTTCTGATTTCAGGATTCCATTTAAATTAATTGCTTCAGATTTTTATAAATCAAATAGAAAGATATTTACTCTCCAAAGTGCAGGATTGTATCAAGATCTTGCACCATCAAAAGGGATTGATGGAAATCCAACAACCACATCAAATTATAAAAAGAAAAAAGAAAGAAAACTTGGTTTTGCTTATCCAATTTTAGTTGGTGAAACTAGGGAGCTATCAAATTCAATTCTTGGTGGAAGAAATAAAGGATCTGTTTTCACTCTTAGAAAGCAAGCCTTATTAATGGGGACACGTGTTGACCATGCAAAATATCATCAAGGTGATGGTATCAGAAAAAAGATTCCACAAAGAAAGTTTGTTTTTATAGATGGTGGGCCTGCTGATAAATCTAGTGATTCAAGTATCAATGGAAGGCGTGAAAGATGGACAAGTATTATTGATGAACATATTAAGCAGATAGTAACTGGAAGAGTTAGATGATTCACAGAAAGCCTTGTGGGTGTGTTATTGAGATAATACAAGTAAATGAAAGAACAAGGATTAAAACTATAACGAAAATAATTAAAATTTGTAAATTGCACAATAAAAGTACTAAAATAAAGCCAAAAAGAGAGAAGAAAAAATGATGTATGATGAAGAATTTATGATTAAAGATATAGAAGCCGTTTTTAAAGCCAAATTAAATGGTGAAATTGATTGTATTAATACAGAAAAAAGTGATGCTTTAGTTCTTGATCATATTACATCAGATAAATATATCTTTGAAACACTAGATAAAAGAGTATTAAATTATAAAGGGTTTTTTATCCTTTACGGTTTGGTTGATACACCAATAAAAGAAGTTCAAGTTGGTAACTTTTTAGAAGAAGTTGTTGTTACATTCCAAGTTGGAACTTTTGACCGTGGGGAAAAAGACAGATCAAAAACAATGTATAAATTGTTGAGATATAGAAGAGCATTAAAGCAGGTTATCATGAAAAATCCCGATATGTTTCGGGGTTATGCTAAACCTCTAATGGCAAGTCTCAAGCCCGATGCATTTCCATATGACAACAAAAATATCATTCTAACAATTGGCATTGATATCAAAGCCTCAGTTACGGCCAATTAAAAGAAGGAGAAAGAATGGAAAAGGAAAAGAAAAATGAGAAAGTTTTAGTAGAAAAGAAAAGTGAACTTGTTGAAGTAAAACCCCTAAAAGATTTTGTTATTCATACACATGAATTTCACTATGACCTAAAAAAAGGGAAAAAGCTTGAGGTTCACAAAATGTTTTTACAGAATCTTAAAACCGAAAAAGTAATTTAATAGGAAGGTGAAAAATGTACAATAGAATTAATTATGGAATTCATTCAATCTGCCCTTTTAAAATATCTAATGGGCTTCCATATGGTATTTTAAAAGTTCTTGGTGGTGGAACACTAACAATGACTTCAGAATTTGAAGAGTTATTTGGTGGATCTAACAAAAATGCGTGGGCAGTTGAAGCAAAAACAATTTCAAGTGAATGGACAGCAACAGTTAAATCAATGCCTGATTTCATGTTTGAATTGTTCCTTGGTGCAACTGTTGAAACAATTGCTGCATCACCAACAGGAACAGTTGGTGATTTTAAAAATGTGTTAAATGCAACAGTTTTTGATGCTGCAACTGGTATTGCATCAGTTCAAGCAAAAGCAGGAAGCACGGTTGATTTAAAAGATGGTCTTTATGTTATTAGAGCAGTTTCACCAACAACTGTTGATATCTATGCTCTTACAGATCTTGAGTTTAAAAAGCTTGGTGCTGCAAATGATCTAAGCTATATCAATGAAGAGCTTAAAATTAATGCTGCTCCCCTTACAATTGTTACATTAGGTGTAGCAACAGAGATTGTTGGGCTTGGTGTTGAAATGCTTGGTGGATCAGGTGCAATTGGGATGACGGTTGATGATACTGCAAGATTCAGTGTTTCATCTGCTCATGGTGGTGTTTCAAATATCAAACTAGGATCTGCCTCAACAATTTTCCCTGAACATCGTCAACTTTGTTTAGGCCAAAAAAGATCAAATGGTGATACTTTTGAGCTTGAGCTTTATAAAGTTGTTGGTTCAGGAATGCCAATTCCTTTTGAGGAGCAAACTTTTGCAATCCCTGAACTTGCTATGAAGCTTGTTTATGATAGTTGTGAAGATGGTGTTGGTATGATTAGAGCTAAACAAGGTATTAGTGGGATTTGTTAATCAAGGATGATTTCAGATTTTTATAATACTGCCCCTCAATTGAGGGGCTTTTTATTATGCTGAATAATAAAACAAGATATTTATTTCAGCTTCATTTGCTGTTTCATAATGGCAACCATTTAGGCAACTAAACATTCTACCATTTTTAAATATTGAACAAGTAAATCTTCCTTCAAAATTATTTTCTTGCGTGCCTGAATATTCTTTTACTTCCCAAAGTGTTTTGCCAATTTTAAATGTTGATATATTTTTCATGCTTTCTTCCCATTTGGTTTTTCTTCTTCAAAATCATCTTTACTTGGAACAAAATTTAAAGCAGCAAAAAGAATATACTCAGATAAATTTCCATCTGTATATATGTTTGCTTTTTGCTGCAATTTATTTTCTTCTGCCTCAACACATCTAAAAGTTACTCTTGATGTTTTATTGGTTTTATTTTTCTTTAATCTCATTATTTTTCCTTTGCAAGATTTATTGTGAATTCTAAATCTTGTATTTGTTTTCTTACTTTATGTAGTTCTTTTCTTTCTGCTGAAGCATCAACACCCTGATCATCTTTTTTATCAATTACTATTTCAAGTTCAACTTTTCTTTCTTTGCTGTTTTTTAGTGTTTTATCAAATATGCTCATTCTTTCTTCCCCTTGTTGCCTATAACTTATTATAGCACTATTTTATATTTGTTGCAACACTTTGTTACAACAGCTTGTCATACAATAATTACAATGCTAAAACTGTCTAAAAGTTATACAATTAGATTATGGAGTGTTGATGAGTTACACAATTGAAGAGCTAAACCCACTTAAACCTGTTCTAGTAATTGATGATAGAGAAATAATAATTTCTCTTATAACTCTCCATAAAGAAGTAATCTTCAAAGAAAAATATGGTTCACTCTCCAAAGTCTTTGATGCAATAAAAGAAAAACCTGAAGAAATTATAAATGTAATTTGGATACTAACAATAAACAAAAAAGAATTTGGTTTTTCACTTGAGGAGCTCAAAAAATTCATATTTACTTCAAAGCAAAGTATTCTTGAGTGGTCAAAAGATATGCATAGATGTCTTAATGAATCAATTTCAAAATCAATGCCTTTAATTAAAAATCAAAAACGATATAAAGAGATACAAGAAATCAAAGGATCAACAACTGATACTGAACCATGCTATGCAGGTTATTTTGATACCATCGCAAAAAGATATGGTGGATATGATCTTGATAAGTTTTATGAATTAACTTTGAGACAACTTCATATGCTTCTTAGTACTATTGGTGATAAGCAATATGAAGAATTAGAAGTGCAAGCATCACTTCATGGAAGAAAACTAAAACCAAGAATGACTTTTGAAGATATATCTGAAGAACAAGAGAAAGAACAAGAGCAACAAGCATTAGAAGCACTAAAAAGATTACAAGATGAATATAAAGAAAGGATGAAAAATGGCTGATGATAATTCCCTAATCATTAAAATTGCAGGTAAAGCCGATGAGTTTATTGATGAACTCGATAAAGTAAAAAAAGAGACAAAAAATCTTGAAAAAGTTTTAACTAAAACAGCAAAGATTTCAGCAGCAGCATTTGTTGCATTTGCAGGATCAATTGCACTTGTCACAAAATCATTTGCTAATTATGAAAAAGCTCTTGTTGGTGTTGGTAAAACAACAAATATTGAAGGAAAAAGATTACAAAAATTTGGTAAAGAGTTCCAAAAACTTTCAACAGAGATACCAATTTCTACAAATGAACTTCTTGGTATAGCTCAAGCAGCAGGGCAACTTGGTGTTAAAGGTGAAGAAGATCTTCTTCTTTTTACTGAAACAGTAGCAAAATTAGGTGTTGCAACTGATTTATCAGGTGAACAAGCAGCAATAGCATTAACAAGAATTTTAAATGTTACAGGTGAATCAATTTCAAGCATTGATAACTTTGGTTCAGTCATTGTTCAGTTAGGAAATAACTTTGCTGCAACTGAATCTGAAATTGTTAGAATGACAACTGAAGTAGCAAGATCAACCGCAGTGTTTGGTGTTACAGCAGCGCAAGCGGCAGGAATGGCAACAGCGTTAAAATCTGTTGGTGTACAAGCTCAATTAGGTGGTTCAGCAGTAGGGCGTGCATTTAGATCAATTGATGCTTCAGTAAGAACAGGGGGAAAATCATTAGAAAACCTTGCAGAAATTACTGGAATGACAGGGGCACAATTAAAGAAAACATTTAAAGAAGATTCAACTGCTGTATTTCAAGCATTTATAAGTGGGCTTGGGGATATTCAAAGAGAAGGTGGGGATACAACAGCAGCACTTGCATCATTTGGACTAAAAGGGGATGAGATTTTAAAAGTTCTCCCAGTACTTGCAAAAAATTCTCAATTAGTAGGAAAAGCATTAAAAACTGCCGCAGATGAAACTAAGAATGCAACAGCATTAAATGATGAAGCAGCAAAAGCATTTGCCACACTAGATGCTGAACTTGTAAGAACAGGAAATAATTTTACAAATTTAAAAACAAATATTGGTGAACAATTAGCCCCACAAATTACAGAACTTTTAGTTGCACTAAATAGAATATTAAAAGCATATTCTGAATTAGATAAAGAGACACTTTCATTAATTGCCTCATTTCTTAAATGGGGTGCAATAATAGCAGGAACAATTGCAACCGTAACTGCTGCTGTCTTAGCATTCCTAAAAATAAGAGCAGCATTTATTGCAATAAAATCTGTAATACCATCAACAACAACTTTAGTTTCAGCATTTCATAAATCAATAGCAGGAATAACAAATGCAGGCCCTAAGCTTTTAAATGTGCTTAAAGGTGTAGGTGGTAGATTCTTAGGGCTTGCCTCATTACTAACAATGAAAGGTAGCACATTTGAAGCACCATTTGATGCAACAACCGCATCAACAGAAGAATTAACAAGAAGAATATCAGGATTAAAACATCAATTAGAGGATATTAATGAGCTTGATTTTAGCCCAAAATTTGCAAAAGATGCAGAAAAATATAAAAAAGCTATACAGGATGAGATAGATCTTTTTAAAAAATTAAAAGCGCAAAAAGAAGATACAGACACAGCTTTTGAAAAACAACCTGAAGCAGGTAAGGGTGTTTTAGCAATTGAGGCAGAAAAAGCAAAGGGATTTGAGGTTCCTGATTTTGGTATTAAACCTCAAGCTGTTCCATTGACTCCTGAGCAACTTGTAAAAGAGGGAACTGCAACAGAAGCAACTCAAAAAGAGCAAGATGAAAAAAATGCAATTATCTCTGAAGCAACACAAAAGAGAATTGATCTTGCTAAGACGGAAAACGAAGATCTAAAAGCTTTACAAAAAGAAAGAACTGAAGGTGCTACTGAAGAAGAACTTGCTATGCTTCAACGTAGGCAAGACATTGAAGGTGAATTTGCTGAAGCAAGGAATATAAAAAACTTAGAAGAAAGAGAACTTGCCCTTGAAAATTTAAAATTGAAGCATGAAGAAGAACTTCTTGAACTTGATGAATTTGACGCATTAAAAAATGAAAGAGATCAAACTAAACGACAAGAAAAAGTAGCTTTAGATAAGGCAATAAGAACACTAGATAAAAAGCAACAGTTATTATTCAATAAAGAAGATAGGGAAATATTCCAAAAAAAGATTGATACAAAAAAAGAGGCAGAAAGAAAGAACGCAGAAGAAAAACTCAATAGACAAATACGAGAAAGAAATCAGTTTTTACAAGATGAAATAAAACATGGTACTGCAATTGCAACCATGAAGAAATTCTTTGCTTCTGAAGAAGTACAAGGATTTAAAAGCACATCAGGTCAACTTGCTCAACTTGCAAATTCTAAAAACTCGACAATGAAGGGCATTGGTAAAGCAGCAGCACACACAAATGCAGCAATTGCAACAGCAGAAGGTGCTATAAAAGCCTATGCATCATTATCAGGTATTCCAATTGTTGGGCCTGCACTTGGTGCTGTAGCAGCAGCAGCATTAATTGCATATGGTGGGGAACAACAGGCTAATATCGCAAGAATGGCAACAGGTGGGTTTGTTCCACCAACATCAGGTGGGGCACGTGATAGATTCCCTGCTATGCTTGAACCAAATGAATTGGTTGTCCCTGCTGCGGTTGCTCCTAACTTTATTCAAGCGGCAGGTATTCCAGACACCCAAGGAAGGGAAGCTGTAGGTGATCAAAGTGAAAGTGGGGCAAATGTTCTTGAGATAGTCCTTGAGGATCGGGCAGCAGAAATGATTTCATTAGAACAAAAAGAAGGCCAAATTTTAGGAACAATATAGCAGGGGAATAATATGAGTTGTAATAATACAATAAATGGTGGTGTTAAGTTTTTTGAAAAAAACTATGCTCTTTTAAGAGATGGGGCAAATGCTTCAGCATCTTCAAATGAAGATGCAATTAAATTTATTCTTGATATTTCAAGATATACACAATATGAATCATTAGGATCAAATGATTTAACAACTGAAACAATCACTGTTAATTTTAAAACAGCAAAATTAATTGATAGACTATTTTTAGTTGATATGAATTTCAAAGAATTTTCAATTAAATATTTAAATGGTGGTGGATTTATTGATTTTACAAATGTTGTTGGTGTAAATGGTGTTGAAACAACAGGAATAAATGAAACAGCTTTCACATATAATACAGCATTTTACCAATTTGATGAAGTAACAACTTCTTCAATTCAAGTAACCTGCCTCAAAACTCAAATTGCAGATGTTCAAAAATATTTAACTCAATTAATTGCAACTAAAGAGCTTGGAACATTTGAAGGCTTCCCACGTGTTCAACCTGATTCAAATAGAAATGAGACAAAAGCAAAATCTCTTTCAAGAAGATTAGTTGTTCAAAAAACATATGAAACTAATAGGGTAAAAATAACTTTTAAAACACACCCATTCCAAAATGATATTGACATTGTTGAAACTCTTTTTGACCGTGAAGAACCATTTCTTGTTTATCCTTGTGGTGGAAGAACAGGAAGCAAGTATTTTAAAGTTGAGCAAAAAAATTGGAGATTACAAGATATCTATAATGTGCAAACTCTTGGAAGGCTGAAAAACGGATGGGAAAAAGGTGTGTACACATTAGGGTTTAACAAATCAATTATGATGGAAGAACATATTTAAGGATAAATAATGGTATTAATAAGACCTAAATCATATCAAGTTTTAATTACACCACTTATTGCAAAAGATACGTACGGTGATCAACTTGATGTGACTCAAGATGTGGAAATTGATGACTTTGTAAAAGATACAGGTATTAGCACTATCAAACGTGAAGTAGATAATGGTGATTTTGATATAGGTGTTTTTGTATTTGATTCTATAAATCTTACCTGCTTAAATTTTGATGGAAAATTTTCAGGGATAGATGATTCAAGATCAATGTTTAAATACGCAAGAGATAAGGCAAAAATAACAGTTAATTTTTTCAATGGTGAATCAAACACACCTGATTCTTCTTTTAGGGGAATCCTTGATGATAGAGCAACCAAGCTTAACTTTGGAAAAAATGAAATCAAGTTTAAGTTACTCTCCAATGATTCAATCATTAATCGTGTAAAAGTTCCTGCTGCTTCTATACCAAATGGAACTTTGTTATCTGATGCAACAAAAACTCTCCTGCAATTAACAGATATAATTGCAGTGTTAAATTATAATGAATCAGATATAAATGTTTTAAATGATTATGTTATAGATGATGGTTCATATTTTGATAACATAACTGTTAAAGCAGCACTTGATCAAATATTTGCTGTTTCAAATTCTGTTTTAGTTATCGAAAAAGATACTGATAATATGATTGTAAGATCAAGAGCATATAATTCAGGATTCACAAAAAGATTATATGGGCACGGTGATTTATTTGGCCGTGAAAATATAATCAACATTAAAAATTATAATAATGGCCTTCAACGTGCATTTAATACAATTAATATAGAAAACATTTCAAGATCTAATGCAGGTTTTATTGATTTATATGGGGACAATGCAAAAACATTTAATTTTCCATTTATAACAAATCCTGTAACACAAGCGCAAATTGCTACTGATATCTTAAATTATTGGAAAGCCCCAAAAATAGAGCTTGAGGTTGAAGCAAAAACTTCAGAAGTGAAGAACCTCAACTTTTTTGATTTGGTGTCTATTGATTACCCATACCGTGTAAAGCCGTACAGAAGTGGTAAATTACCTATCTATGGGACTGCTTTGTATGGCACTGCTGTTTATCCATATATCTTTGGAAATCTCAAGATACGCCCTAATACGGCGTTTAAAGTGATAGGAATTAAGGAGAACCCAAAGAAATTTTTAACAATTATCAAATTAAGGCAGATTGGAACTGAAGTAGATGATGGATTTTTTGGGAAGATTGGGACATTTTATGGGCTTGCTATTTATGGAATCAATGCATATTCAATTGATACTGAAAGGCTTGATCCAAATAGAAGGAGTGTATATGGCGCAGCAGTTTATGGAACAGTAGTTTTAGGATTAACATAATAAGTAATAAAAAGGAGAAAGTATGAGTTTAAACACTTTAGAAACAGCTTACGCAAATGGTGAAATCATTGATGCTTCCCACATTAATGAGTTAACATTAGCTTTATTAGGTGCATTAGTGGGACGTGATGGAAATGGTGTTCCAACACCAAATCAAAGTTTAGGAACGCTTGCTATACCATGGGGCAATCTTTATGCAAAAGGTATTATACTTAATGGGCTTGCATTAGATGCAGGTAAAATAACGAGTCTACCAAATAGGATTGTATCAGGGAAAACAAGAAGTTTATCATCGGCACCTGATTTTTTGCGTGCTGATGGTATATCTTTAGCATTTGATATTTTAGGTGCTTCAGTTGATTTAGTACTATCAATAAATAATGATGCAGTATCTATTTCATCAGACCTAAATAAAACAGGCGTTGTTGCAGCACCTGCGGCAAATAATACAGCCCAAGTTAATGATTTATCTATGTCAAATAGTTTGTATGCAGGTGAAGATGGTACAGCAATCATTATTGATAATGTTGGTAGTGAAATAACTTCTCTAGTTGGGCAAATTGTTGCATTAAAAACACCTACAGGAGAGATTTTACAAGGGTATTTAAAAACAAGCGCGCTAATAACAAATTGTTTTCGTGGATTTTACTATGATTCTTCAGGTAATCCAATTGCACGTGGTAATTTATCTAATAATGATGTACTTACATTAATGCGTATTGGTTGGGTTTTTATTGAAGATAATGGAACAACAATTGATATTAGTTATACAACACCTTCAAAATCTTTTGCAGCTCCATCTTCACCATCAACAGGTGATTATTGGTTTGATATTTCCAATCAAATTTGGAAAAGATATTCAGGCATATCATGGGATATTATAAACAGAATTTTAATTGGGAATGTTGTATCTGATGATACTGATACAATTGCTTCAAGATCAGGTGATTTTTCAAATAACTTTGAGGATACAAATAATGTTGATATTGAGATTTTTTCCACAGAGATTATTAAATCAAAAGAAATGCAAGGGAGAATAAATGTGTATGGTACTGAAGTACAAATTGATCATACATTTCTAGGTTGGAATATCACAACAGATCTTGAATCACCACTTGTTGAAGCACCTGATACAACTTACTACATTTATCTTTCTGATCAAGGTGAACCAGTTATTTCAAATGAAAAGCCTTATTATAGGGAAGATCTAAAAGGAAGTTATCATCCTTATCACTCATGGAGAGTAATTGGAAGCTTATTCAATGATAATTCTAGTGATATTGTCCACACTAAAATAATAACTGATTCAGAAGAAGGAATTGTTGGTGGGGTAATCACATTAGCATATGAAATCACACCTGATGATCATTTATTTTGTGATGGTTCAAGTATTAGAAGAGTCGAATTCCCTGAATTATTTAAAAAGATTGGTGTGAAATATGGTTCTGTTGACGGCAATCATTTTAATATTCCTGATGGAAGAGGCGTGTTTTTTCGTGGGTTTGATAATGGTAGGGGTATAGATACAGGGCGTGTTTTTGGGACATACCAAAATGATGCAACAAAAATACCAAACATTGCATTCACAACTAATGCTTCAGGTAATCATACTCACCTTGTTTATTCTGCAAGTGTCACAGCAGGTTCAGGTGCAAATACAGCAGGTAGAGCAGATAGTGGGAATCCTGATCTTAGTGATGATTCAGGTGGTGCAGGTGATCACTCTCACTCTATTACAGGTGGTGGTGATGCTGAAACAAGACCTGATAATATTACAGTTAATTATTACATTAAATACCAATAGGGAGGAAGAATGATTTTTTATAGTTACGATGAGAATAATATTTTTGTAGGAGAAGTTACTGCTCAAGTAAATCCAAGAAACAAAAATGAATATTTACAGCCTGCAAAATCAACTAATGTTATTTGTGAGCTTGAAGATGTTGTTGGAAAAGTCAAAGCATTTGATGGTGAAGCATGGAATTATTTACCTAATGAAAAGTATGTAAGTAACAAACTTTTAGAAGTAAGTGATCTAGGTACACACAAGTTTATCATTAATAGTGATGGATTTATTATTGATAACCCTGAATTTTCTACAGTTGAAAATACTAAGTTGCAGGCTATTGCAGATAAAGAACAAGCAGCAGCAGAAGCCAAAGTATTCACTGATTTATATAATACGATGGTTGCAGATATTTATACAGAAATGAATGTTGTTTTTGGTACATTAAATGATGCAAGCGCATCTGCATTTGCTGCAACATGGGAAGCGATGGTTAAACGCCCTGCAAATTATATTGATGTTGATCTTGGTTTTTCTGATGAATCAGCCGTTTTATCCTTTGCTAATTCTAAACTTTTATTGGCAGATGCATACGGTGTTTTTAGGATGAAAAGACTTGTACAATATGAAGTGGAAAAAACTGCATTGTTGGGGGCTTAATATGTGGGAATGGATAAAAAAATATATCTTTAGAATTAAAAAACCAAAAGAACCTGTTTCAATTGGTTATGGAGAAGCAGAACCTTTTAAATTTGTGTGGGGGATTATCGTTCCTCACACACTTAAAAGTGGTGGTGCATCTTCCAGAACCCACAAAATTAATGAGTATAAGTTTTGCTTAAAGATGGTTTTGTTTATGGTTAGAAAAGTTTGGTATGAAACACGTGATATTGGTGGTGTTTATGGTGCGGCAGAAAGGTTATCAAAAAAGGGTGTTAATGCCTCGCTAGAACTCCATAAAAATGCTTACAACAAAAAAGCATATGGTTTTGAGGTTTTATATCTTGATGGTGATCAAACCTCAAAGGAAGAGGCGTTGAAGTTGGTGGAAGAGTTTAAACGTGTTTTTCCAACTCATAGGATAAGACGCGGAAATGGGCTTTTACCAATTAAAAAAGGTGGACGTGGTTACAACAACTTAAAAAATGCAAAGAAGTTTTTTAATGTGTCGTTACTTGTCGAATCGTTTTTTATAGATAATGATAATGATTGGATATCCCCTGAAGAAATGGCTTCTTTTTGGGATGATTTTTTGCTTTAGGAGGCACTATGAATTTACTTGATGAGATTAAAGAAGTTGTAGAAGTAAAAGTTACTATCAATGAAGATAAGCTTGGAGATAAGTTATTTGAAAAAGCTGTTGATCCTGTAATGCTAAAGCTTGTTGAGCTTATCCCTACTGAATTTGATAATATGTATTATGAATCTAAAAAAGAAGAGCTGAAAGCTTTATTTAAAGAGCAATTATCAAAAGGTGTTGATGAACTAGAAGAAAAACTTGGGATGGATCTTGATGGAAAAGAAGAATAAATCTTTTTGGGCCTCTCTTATTGAGAGGCTTTTTTCTGATACCAATAAAAAACGTATTGTAAAGTTTTTGGAAAAAGAGATTATAAAAAACCTACTTAAAAATTTTCTGTCTCTTAGTGGATTAAAACTTTGGCTTGTCTCTTTTGTGGTTGTTGAGCTAATTGAAGAAGTTGATGGTGAACTTATAGAGCCATTATTTAGAAAATTTAATTTGATTGCAGATATTCATAATGGAAAAACTATTTATAGGAGAATTGAAGATGCTGAAAATCGTGATGATTGGCGTAATACTATTGGCAACTCTTAGTTGTGTTTCACTTGATAAAACAATGATGTACGCAGTAAATCAAGAGTATGCTGAATCTGCTACAGCCCAAGTTAATCTTGATATAACAAGTAATCATGAATTAGTTGGTGAATGGAATTATGAACCTGATTTTCTTCATCTATATGATATCCCAAAAAATCTAAGATGTGTTTCTGAAGAAACATGGCAAACAATTGTAAAACCAAAATTAAAAGAAGCAAGCAGAAAGTATAGAGATCAGCAAGATAAAAAAGCCCCTAAATAAATAGGGGCTTCGAGAGACATCAACGACAAAACAAAAAAGTTTTATCAACACACACATACATAATATTAAACACACACTGTTAATATTACACTTTTATTTATCATACATTTACTGTCCTTCCCATTCGATTTTTTCCCCCCATGAATTTTTTGACCATTCAACATCTACTTTTAAAGGAAGATGCTTGTGAGGATATGCAGCACTCATTATTGTTGTTATTTCTGGCAGTAAATGCCTTTCATTTTTATGGATTTCAAAAATTATTTCATCATGGACTGTAAGAATCATATGTGATCTATATGGCTTTAAAAACTGATGTAGATCAACCATTGCGTGTTTGGTGCAATCTGCTGCTGTTCCCTGAATTAAACTGTTTAGAGCTTTATAAGCAAACCTTCTATCAAGAATATAGCTCACACGCCCATACGGATTATGAATTTTCTTTGTTCTTTCTGCTTGTCTCATCATTCTTTTGTTAAGCCTTGCCACACCCTTCAGTGATCCCAAAAAGGCATTTTTAAGCTTCATAGCTTCATCTATGGAGCATTTTAAGTTCTTTGCAATCAAAGCCTTCCCTTGTCCATATGCCACGCCTAAACTCAACGCTTTTGCTTGTGGCCTATCAATCTTTATGCCTGTAAAAGCATAAACCATTTTGCCCATTGCAATATAAATATCAGTACCATTTTCCAAAATATCTTTGATAATTGCCATATCTTCAGCTAAATCAATCATAATATACATTTCTTGCCCCTTATAATCGGGGAAAAATAGATCAAAATCAGGATCTTTTGCAATAATACTTTTTCTTATTAAAAATTGATCATCTGTACCATCCCATTTTTCTTTGTGAAGATTTTGAAAATTAGGATTTGAAGAACTCAATCGCCCTGTAATTGCTTTTTCTTGGTTAAGTTCACAATGAATAATATCATCAGCATCTTTAAACTTTAAAAAATTCAAGTAGTAGGTTGATAGTTTTTTATCTGCTGCTTTTGCTTCAGTAATTTTTGAGAGAAAATCAAGCTTTGGGTATTTTTTCATGAATTTTTGGAGAGTTTTCTTGTCAGTAATATATCTACCACTAACTGCTGCATCTGCTTTTGCTTGTGCTTGATCTATATGCCTTTGTTTTGTCTCTAATTGCTTTGGTTTTAGTTTTCCAGAATTATACTGCGCTTCAAAGGCTTCTTTTTTTATAAGCCAATTAGCACGCATTTTTTTATCATTTTCAGTTGGTGCATTTTTTGGAACAGTAACACCACGTTTTATCAAATACTCAGCAACCTGTTTGCCAGAATTCAAATTAATTCCACCTGTGAGGTTGTCAATTTCTTGGTGTAACCTCAAGGCTTTTTCTTTTTCGTGTTTAACTGCTTTTTCAGTGTATTCAACCCAACATTTTGCCCCATTTATTTTGATTTCAACTAAAGCAGATGTAAATCCGATTTCATTTTTAGCAACATTAATCATTTTAGTTTCGTGTTGGTATTTTTGATCTTTATAATTAATACATCTTAAAATTGATTGCCCTGTATCAAATGTTGATCTTGCATCATCACAACCATACTCAAACATTAATCCCTCTAATGGTACTAAGTCATATCGGGGAAGAAGTTTTCCTGTGAATCTACATCTTTCTTCATAATAAAGATTATGCTCTTTTATATATTCTTTAACTAAATTATTTTTATCTTTGATTTCATTTTCATCACTTGAATAATAATCTGCTAAATATTCTAATGATAAAAATGATTCATCTTTTGCATATCTTCCACCATCATGCAGATTAAATTCAACACGTGCTATTGATGGGCAATCAACAATTCTTTGTTTAAAAACTAAACCATCAAAATGCGAAATAGTTGCATCAAACATAGCGTTAATATAAAAAATAACCCTGCCAGTATCATTAAAAATTGGTTGTAACTCATTTTTGTACCTTGGATTAATACCACCTGTATTAAAATTAAAATAATATTCGTCTTCTTTTGTAGCAAAAATATGGGAAAAACTTCTTGAACCATGAAAAGGAAAAAGCCCACCAATTCCTGATGGGCCTTTACATTCAGTGTCATGAGAAAGGCGTGAATGATTTGTTAATTCACGTACGGCTTCTTTTAAATCTTTAACATTATTAATTAAATGTTGTGTCATGCCTTTCTTCCCCTATTTTACTTAACCTTTAGCCACTTTTTTAAATCCAATGCATTATTTGTTTTTATTCCTAATGCTTCAGATAATAATTTGTCAATAACTATCCACTTACTTATGTCAAGTTTTTTAACAATCTTATCAATCTTATCAATTGTTTTTACATCAACTTTTTTGCTGTATAGGGCTTTATGCGTTTGTATTTTTGGTAATTTTATCCCCATGATTAAATCCCTGCATCAGTTGTTGCGGTTTGATTTGTAACATCTTCATTAGCTGATTCAGTAGTTGCTTTTGCTGCCTCATGTAAATCACGATCATCAATTTCAACAGCATCATTTTGTATTAGTGCATTGACTTCATCTTTTGTATCTTTTAAAAATCCCCACATATCTTGTGGTAACATTCCACCAAAAGCAATAGATTTTGCATTGAAATCATTATCATTCATTGCTGTTTCATACTGCCCTAACTTAAACCAAGCAACCCATGAAGGCATACCTTTACGAATTAATTTACCTGTACGTGGATCTTTTTTGTCAGTGTTTAGAACTTTGATATCTGATACCAATGCACGCCCTGCACCTTTACCTGCTGCACCTGCAAAATCTACAATGTACGGTTTAACAATACCTTTTTGGGCATCATCACCAAGAAGAACATAACAGGAAATGACTTGCCTTCTAACAATATCTTCACCTTCAATAACTTCATCATACTCAAGGTTTGCATTTTCAACAGTCATAATTTCAGAAGAGATAAATTCTTTTTTGATTTTGCTGCCTTCATTGACAAGCTTGAAAGTTTGCCATCTTTTAAAAGTCTTAATTACGATGATAGGTAAGTATTTCTTTTCATCATCTTCAGCTAAAAGGATTTGTTCACTTCTTGAATCAACATAATCACCTTCATTTGCTTTCTTTTGCTTTCTTAATTCACTCATTGATTGAATCAAATGGATTTTAGGAATAACAATATCATTCTTAAATAGTTCCATATCATCAGCAACATCAAGTTCAACATTTCCAAGGACTGATGAATCTACTTCACCAAGTGCTGCAAGTGATTGTGAAAGATTTCCTTCAACAAGCATTGATTTTTCTACTACTGCAACGGCTTTTTTTGCCGTTGTTTTTTTTGTTACTTTCTTAGCCATGATAACTCCTTATCCTACTCTTTTATCTAACATTCTAACCAATCCACCACACACAAGACTTGATGTACTGCTTGAAATATGAGCAACAATATTTTCTTTATTAAAGCTTATTCCTGCAACCAATTCAACATTGTGTTTTTTTGCCAATCCCAATATATCTTTTTCTAATGCTCCATATAGTTTTTGGTATTTTTCATTTTCTTTCTTTCGCTTCAAAATCTTCTTTTCAAGTTCTTTTTCTTCTTTTGATTTCTTTGGTGCTTTAGCCTTTTTTGATGTTGCTTTCTTCTTTGTTACTACTACTTTTTTCTTTACTTCTTTAGTCATGATAACTCCTTTGTTATTAAAATTGACTTTCAACTAATTTACTTAATCCCATTTCATCTAATGTACCAACATTTTCTGATTTCCAAATTCCCATTTCATCAGTGTCTTTGTGATACCCTGCCATGTAAATCTTAAGGCCAAACTCATCAGATAATTCTTTTAACTTTTCAGTAATAGCTTTATTTACTGCCTTTAGCTTTGCAAGTTTTTCTGTTTCTGCTGCCTTTTCTTCTTCCATCTTCTTCTTAAGTTCAGGATCTAAAACTGTTGTTCCTTCTTCATTTTCATTCATTTCTTTTTCTCCTTTTTATTCTCTGTTGTTAATCTTCTATAAGTTACTACCCCAAATTTGATACCATCAATTTTAGGTTCTAATTCTCCATTAGTTCTTTGATTATTTGCTTCTTTATTACAAAAGCGTGTTAGAGAAGTTTTCTTTATGGACTCTTCCAAGAAAGAAAATACATCTTGAGGTTCTCGATTTATCTTAAGCCATTTTAAAAAATCACCTAGGTTTTTAACCTCAAGTTTTCTTTTGTTGTCTGGTTTAACTGTATAACCGTTTTTAAGTTCGTGAGTTTGCTTCATTGCAAGTTCAAGCAAATCACCCATCTTTCTAAGTTCAAGCTGTTTTTCTTCTTCAAGCTCTTTAAGTTTATTTTCAAACCAAGTGATTTTGCCATCAATCTTTTGTACAACCCAAAGTTGCTTATCAAGGATTGGATTCATTTTCTTTTGTTGAACTGCTTGATCAAGCATATCTGATTCTATTTGATCAAGGCAATCATCTAGTATTCCTCTAGTCATAGCAATTCCCTATTAGACAAATCCCTTCAAGTGAGGATTTAATTTTAAATACTCTTTCACGCCCTTTATTTATTTCAGCAATGCGTGCTTTAATTGCTTTTTGGTTTTCTTGGAATTTATTTTTACCTGTTTTCATATCAAGAAGAAGATACCACCCACAACCTAAAACAATTGTATCAGGCACGCCATCTTGCCCACACCTAACAATAATATCAGGTTGAGAATACGCCCTGTAAAACCCAACATCATATGGAATCACCATCACATCAGGGAATTTTCTTGAGCAATAAATCATAAATTCTTTTTTGAACTTGTTGTGCATTTCTGTTGATCCCCTAACTTTTGAATAATCAAAATCAATAGGGTTTATTTTTGTTTTAGTCATGATTTGCCTTCTTCATACCCTTCTTTGATTGCCTTGGTTGCTACACCACAAACAAATGACAAGCAATCTAGTGTGACTAGTAAAGGAAGAAAAATAGTTGCTGCTAATAGTCTTAGTGCTTTCATTTTCCCAACCTTTCAGCACGCAAAGATAAAACTTTTTCTTCAATTATATTTATATGGAGAGTTAATGAATTAACCTTATCTGTAAGATCTGCAATCTCTTTATTTTTTCTTTCTAGGATTGTGAAGATGTGTTTTTTGTCGTTAGATTTTGGTTGTTCATTATCTTTTTGTGCTTTTAAAATTATTGCCTGTATTCTCTCAAATTCTGGTACATCTTGTGTTGCAACCAATAAGCACCCTTCTTTTGTCAAAGTAACATCAAGTTTTTTTAATCCCTTTTTAAACATCTAACCCCCCTAATGGCACATATTGTTTTCTTTTATAATCTTCAACTGTTGAATCTTTTAGCCATATTGCTTTTTTTATCTTTAGTATTTTTTCAAGCCCGTATTTTTTCATAAAATCCTGTTGTGTATATATCAATGCAATATCATTTCGATATCTTTTACCAATGTTTTTCTTTTTCCACAAGGCTTTTTTGAATTCATTTATCATTCTTTTTTGTTCAATAGCTTCTTCAGATGCAGATTCTAAAAAGATCTTGTTTTCTGCATCCTTAGATAACTTTTTCTTCTTTATGGGCTTGTTGCAGTGCCCACAAAAAGGGCATATATTTTTTACACCAAAGGCAGCAGTTTCATCGGCTCTAAAGCATTTTTCACACACACGCATCATTACATTTTCTAAATCTGATTTTTTCTTTTTGTAGTTTGAACTTAGATCAATAACCCTTTCAGTATATACAGGCCCATTATTTATGCAGTTGTTTGCTATATCTATTAAAAGACAATCATTATAAGCAGGATTTGCACGTGATCCACGTGTGACTTTTTGGATGTGTCTATTCAGCTTAAGCGTTGGGGCAAGATCTAAAATGCACCCTATTTCGATTATATTAGTGCCACGCACATATAAACCTATATTTATTAAGAAGCGATAAATACCACGTTTAAAAGCGTCTATTCCTGCAATTCTTTCTTCTTTTGGTGTATTAGCATCATGGCAGATAGCAACTTTCATCCCATAGTAATTATTTATGTACTCCTCAACATTTTTTCCATGATCTTGATTGATGCAGAAAACCATTGTTTGACGATTTTCACCAACTTTTAACCACCACTCAAAACTATCTTTTATCATTCTTGGAGAATTTAAGGACTTATTAATCTGTGAGGTTACAAATTCCCCTTGGATAACCTCAAGTTCTTCAGTGTTGAAAATTGGTGGTACATGGTAAATGTATTCAACTAAAATTCCTCTTTTTAAAAGCTCTTTTGGCTTTATTGGCTCAATTGCTACATCAAAAAAATCAAGCCCATTAAAAGGTGTTGCAGTCATCCCAAAATAAAAAAATCTTTTGCTTACTGAATATCTTTTTATTATCTCTCTTTGATAATCAGTATTTTCATCACATTCATCAACAATAAAAATAATATCATCTTCACCTTCAAATGGAAGTGTATCTCTACTTTGCATAGTATCTTTTGAACAAACTTGAATTGATTTTGATAAATCCATTTTAGGGTGATTTGCCATAAAGATTGAATAATCTAAATCAAAAGTACCAAGTGCATCTTTTGCAAGTTGCTCAACTAAATCTCTTTTTCTAACCATCAAAACAAATTTAAAATGTTTTATATATTTAGCAACAAAAGATCCTGCTGTGATTGATTTCCCACCACCTGCCATAACAACCAAAACAACTTTTTTATTAAGTTTAAAATTCTCAATAATTAATTCATGTGATTTTAATTGGTAATCTCTAAGTTTTAGCATCTTTTATCCGTAAGTAGATAATCTCTGAAATCTTCAATATAAGAATCTTCAACACCTAACCCACCTGCACAATGCCACGTTGTAGAAAAATCACACCATAGACTATCCATAATATCTCTATGAAAAGGCATCAATTCAGGAATAGCAGTTTTTATTCTAACTATTTCAAATTCATCTAAAAACGGTGAATCTTCATAGTGTAATCCTTGCGCCATATCAACACCCCTCTATAAACTCTTCCAATTCATATTTAAGCAAAACAACATCAGCAGGATTTCCATTGATGATCTGTTCACGCCTTGTAATTTCTTTTAGCTTTTCAATGTTTGATCTACTTAGGTTTTTTCTTCCTGCCATTACATGAGAAATCATTGTTAAAGATACACCAAGCCTTCTTGCCATTTCTGTTCTTGTATGACCTGCTTCTTCCTTCCAGTTAGTCATTAATGTGAGGCTTTCAGTTCCCATTCCTAAAGTGCAAGCACCATCAAAAAGAACATTCCCTTCTTTATCGAAAAATTTGACTGAATGAACACCACAAAATATTTTTCTCATCAATTTCAATGGCAGTTACATTTGCATTTTTAGGCCATAGCTTTCTATTTCCACCAATACCACAATATAGATTTAATATTTTCATTATTTATTCCCATACTTCCCAAAATATTTCCATTTACCATTTACACGGTCATATCTTTTGCCACATTGCTTACATATTTTTCTTCTTAATTTTCCATTAACAACAATTAGCTTGTAAAATGGTTGGCATCCTCTTAATAGATGCCAAATCTTGCCTGAAATAGTTCCTGCTAATGTAATGGCCCATGTTAAAAATTTAGTTATTAGATTCATTTTTTCTCCTTGTTATATTTCTTCATTAGTGCAGCGTGATTTTCCAATGTATATCTTGGAAAAGTATCTTTAGATATATTTGCTTCTAATGGATCAATCTTTAGTACTGCATCACCAACAGTAACTTCTTCACCTTTTTTAAGATCTTCTAAATCTCTAGTAGTTAATTTGATTATGTTACTCATATTTTTCCCTCACTTCTCTTGCACGTTTTCCACCAACATAGATACCAATCTTTTTATCTATTATCCAAACATCAGACTCACATATAATGTTGTGGCTATGCCAATTTTTATTTTCAGCATAAAAAGCAACAACTTCTTCAAGATCTTTTACATATTCAGGATTAAAGCCTGTTACCCCACCAACTAAGATTTTTAGTTTTTTGTTCATTAGCACCACCTATCAATTTCAATTGCAAATCTTTTAATTATATTATCTATAGAAGCAACTTGCCTTTCTGAACAAGTTCCATATTTTAGAAAATAATCATAGATTGACTCAACAAATGAGGAATCAAATATTACGCCTGAATTCTTTTTCCAATTAAAAATGGCATGGCATTTCTCATCAATAGAATAATGTGCTGTTTCAATACATGTTTGATTTTTGTTTTTATTTAATATACGCCTTACAGCGTCTTTTTGCTCTTGAGTTGCTTTGTTACTCATGCTTTCTTCCCCTTAAAATTTTAATTACTTTATTTTGTATTCCTCAATAGTTGTATTTGAAATATAAATAGGTTTGTCCACTATTTGAGGTATTAAACATTTAGTGCATTTTGCCATTAATCCTTTTGCTTGGATTTCTTTTATTTGGTATTCATTTCTGCTTTCTTTATGGATTAAAGTATCTTCAAGATGAACAGTAAATACACCTAGATTTAACAGTTTTGGTTCTTGTAAAAAGCCCCCACGCTTGCCACAAGATGGGCATGATATACCTTCTAATTTATAAATTTCTTCACAATGAATACATCTAATTTTCATTTATTTGCCCCTTTAATTGCTTTTAAAGCTTTAGCAGTATATTTTCTTGTTCCTCTTAGTACACTCCAATATCTTGCCCCACCTTGCCATTTACCTGAAACTTTTCCTGCAATACTTCCATTTTGTTTAACAAGTTTTTCCATAACTAAAACAGCACACTCAATATTAGCTTTTTCATTATGAACAGATTTTTCAGTTGTGAAATCACAACCATATCTTTTCCCATCAACTTTGGAGAGTTGAAAAAGCCCTCTTGAATATAACCCAAATGATTCTTTATAATATGTTTCAGGCTTCCACTTACTTTCAAAATAGGCCATCTCAACAAATATATTTCCCCAAAACTCAATAGGATCATCATTTGTTCCAAAATCTTTAATATCATTTACTTGGAGAGTTAGAAGGGAATTTGATTTTAATGCATCAACTAAATATTTTGTATATGTTGGATTATCCCACCTAAACTTATAAACTTGAGGTTTTACAATAATCGGCTTAACCTCAACAGGTTTTGATTCAGGTGTTTGTGGAATAACAGGATCATCAATTGAGCAACCTGTAACCATTATCGTTAAACCTAATAAAAATAAAAATGATACTAATAACATCACAACGGCCAAAATTCTTTCTTTATAATTCTTTTTCATAATAATTCCCCTATTTTTACAGTTTCAGTTTGAAATTTTAACCCTTTTAATACACTTAATATTTTTGTAGCTCCCATATGATATCCACCACCATCACTTGATTCATTTTCGAAAAACTCAACAAGCTTTTGCCCCTTCAAACCATTTCTTTTCATCCATGTGATCATTGCAGGCCATTCTTTATAATTTGATTTAACAAACAACAGTGCTGCAAATGCCTCATTGTTACCATCCCATAAATAAGTGATAACTTTTCTTAGCCCCTCAAGCTCCCCTGTTACTTGGTTCATTTGGAGAGTTTTAGGATCTATGTTCATTGCTCCAATACCTACATGGGGCTTGCTTCTATCAAATCTTTCTTTACCCATTATTAATTCCTTTCTTTCAATGATTTCATTACTAATCTTAAAGCACATGGAGTTACTTTATATTCTATTAATTCACATTCAAGGCAATCGCTATGATGGTATATTGCATCACTCATATCTTCAGCAAAAATATAAAACTCCCCATCTTGTGTTGTTATTTTAAATAGATTTGGCATTTTCTTTATCCTTTTTATTACTTAAAACACCAAGTTTAATTGCACCTGAACCAAGAACAAAAGTTGAAAGAGTATCCATGATTGCTTTTATTTCTTCATCTCCTTCAAATAGATCTTTTTTTCTTCCAAGAATTTGATGAATTGCCTTCAGTGAATCAGATAAACCAATTGAAGTATCAGTAAGATTTTTAATATGCTCTTCAGCTTCATTTATGACTTTTACATTTTCTTGAAGTTGAGTTTTCTGGTCATTACAAACCCCAAGTAAATCATCAATGGCTTTTTGGATCTTTTTTACTTCTTCTTTTGCCTGTTCTTTGTTGTTTAAATTAATTTTAATTTCCATCTTTTAAGCTCTCCTTAATTAATCTTGCTATTTCATTTTTCGCTATTGAATTAAATAATGTTTGGCAAGGTGATCTATCTGTTTTATTACAAAATTCTTCCATCAGTTCAACAACTCTTTTACAGAATTCTTCAGATAAAGATGTCCTATAAAGGGTTGTATTATATCCTTTGTGTCTTAAAGCCATGAAGCCCACCAACACACCAAAAGAAATTCCACAAAAATAATTAAAACTATTACCTGAATTACATTCATTAGAGTTGATCTTTCAAACACTGCTTTAGTGTATTTATTTGGTTTTGAAGTGTTCTATTCCATTCATATGATGCTTTTAGCTCTTTACCAACATTTCCAACACACATTAATTCTTGTTCTTTAGATTTAAGTGCTTTTTTGTTTGTGTGTAATTCTTCTATTAAAGAATTAAGTTTATTTCTTAGCTTATCATTTGCATCTATTTCAGCATTAAATGCTATCTCTAAACCTTCTGCTTTTGCTTTACATTCGCGTGCTTCTTCGACGGTATTAAATACTGGTTCCATTATTCCCTCTCGTTAGTAAGTATACACTTATCATATGCATCACCACTAGAAAAAGTAGCAAAAGTTGTTCGATAATTTTTCATTAATTTGCCTTTGTAATAGCACTCAACTGTGAAAGATTTTCCACAAGAAGTTAACAACATCATCATTAAAAATAAAATTATTCTTTTCATTATTTCTCCCTCAACTTTTCGTTCATCTTATCAATTTCTTCTTTGCTTAATTCTCTACACGCTGTCATGGAACAAGTATGAGTTTTTCTACCAATCAAATTTACAGGGCGTGGATCAATAACTCTTGCACCATGAAAAGCTTTATTCACAAAAACTATATCTGCACCACAACTTTTACATTTTGCGTGTTTATCTTTAAATGATGATTTTGGTGTTGCTTTTCTCATTCTTTGTTTCCTTAGTTATCAAATCCAATTATCCACCTAACATCTTCAAGCCATTCAGGTGCATCATCAGGATCATTTAAAATATCCCAACAATGCCCATCAATATACCCTATATAATCCCATTCAAGGCAAAGGCATAAAAGCTTACTGCCTATTATTATACCTTCTTCTCTTATATAAGAATAAAATGCAATAATTTCTTCAGAATTATAAGTAACTAATGAATGAGTATCAGAACACTCTATTAACTCTTTTCGTGTAACAATATTCACATCATCAGGTGTAATCCCATCAAACATTTTAAACATTTTTGGAGAATTCTCACTTGATCTAACTCCTGCCAATAATGAAAACAAAAAATAAGAAGTAGAAATATTTGGCTTTGAATAATGTTCCCATTTACCGTTTATTTTTATTTCTGTATGGAAATGAATTGAGCAACTCATTAGTTACTTCTTATATAAAAATTAATAACAGTCATTATTTGATCTTCTTTTATAGGCCCATATATTTCAATCAATGCTTTTTCAAATTCTTTGTGTGTAGAATAATTTTCAGCAAAGTATAAGTTTTTTTCATAATGTGCAAGATAGTTAAAGTGACAACAATACATTCCACCAATAAAAATTTTTATGTTGTTGTCTTTATTTTCAGGATCAACAAAAATAGCATCCCCCAAATGATACTGTTTCATTCCTAACCTAGTGGTAGATATTTTTCTACACTCTTTAACAGATTTAAAAAGTTCTTTTTTTAATTTAATTGTTTGCATTATTTATTCCTTGCTTTGTGGTATGGATCTTTATTACCATAAATCTCATTGTGAGCTTCGTTCATAATATCAACTAACGTATCTAAAACATTTATTTCTGGTTTGCCCACCACTAGATATCTATTTGTTCTAGAATCTACACCAATCAAAGATTGAATTTTCCCACTTAAAATTTGTGTTATTCTAAGATTAGTATGAGCTAATGATTTTAAACTCTCATACTCTTTGTACGGTAAAGTTACAGTCACATTTTCTGACATTTTTTCTCCCCTGAATAATTTGTAAAAGCATAATGCAATATCTAATTGATATCGTCAAGGAATTATTTTTAATGTGGATAGTTATTATAGAATAAATTAAAAGCCTTGAGGTTAGAAGAGTTTAACAACCAATCCCCAAGGCTTATAGCTCACTAATCTTTCAGGGAAGAAAGGCTTTTGTAAGCAGAAGAATTGTATGATTTTACACTCTCCTTGTCAAACATTTATAAATAGTGTTTAATCTTTTACACGATTTTAATACTTTCAGGGGAACATATGACTAATTACATGAATTATTTTTTAACCTCAAAGGCTTCACGCTTAACCCAAGGGCATTTAAAAGCAGATCAATTATATGAGCACATACTAGGGCACAATAGCTCTACAGCTTTTTGTTGTTACTTTGATCTTGAAGAGAAGATGCTGAAGCTTGAGTGGGACACACAAACATTAGATAGAGATAATAAAAAGATTTATGAATATCACTTGTCAGGCCAAACACCTAAAAATCCTGACTATAAATGTAATGGTAAAACTTTTACACAATATGAAGGAAATGCACGTGCATCTTTAGGTTGTATCTCTTTTGATTTTGATGCTGAAGATCCTGCTGATGCAATGGACGATGTTAAAAAATTTGTTGAATGGTTAGATGTAAAAGATGTTGCTGTTTTCTTTTCAGGCAGTAAAGGTTTTCATGTGATGATACCTTGTGGATATTTCCCACTTGAAGCAAATGAGCATCTTCCAAACCAACTTAAAGATTTAGCAAAACATTTAAAAGAATTTTATCCAACACTTGATGATTCTATCTATAACTATAATAGAAAATTTAGAGTGCCCTTTACTCAACATGATAAATCAGGTTTATATAAAAACTTTGTGCCCATAAACCAACTATTCTCATCTGAAATAGAAGATATTATTGAGGCAGCAGAAGCACCTAATACTTTTGATTTTCTAGAAGAAATTAAAATTGGAAGAGAACGTGAATCACTAGAAGTAATTCAAACAGCTTTAGAACATTCAGCACGTAAATCATATGAGATTGAAAAAGAAAGAGCAGGGACAATTGAAGCACCAAGCCCTTTTGAAAAGTTTGATGATAAATTGTGTGTCAAAAAAATGCTTGAATCAAGGTGTGATGATGTAGGAAGAAATAATGCTTGTATGCGTTTAGTGAATGATTATTTTAGAACAGGTAAAACTCAATCAAAATGTGAAACTGATCTTTTTAAATGGAGTCAAGAAAACGGTTTAGCAATGAGTGAAGTCTCAACCATTATCTCTAACATTTATGAGCGTGGTGGAAATTATAACTTTGGTTGTCAGGATGAATGTAAGTCAGTTTATTGTTCTGCAAAATGTTCTATATGGAAAAAGCTTGATCCTGATAAAAGACCACTCACAGTTGATATGCCTCAATCTGCTCTTATTGAACAAGGGCAGGCAAAACAACCAAAGGAATTTGATGTTGTCAGTAAGATACTTTTAGATACTTTTAAATGTGATTGGGATGACAAATATAAAAAGTTTGAGAATGGTTTTATCTGTAAGCAAGGTAAGAAAGATTTATTCTTTTATAAAGAAGGATATTGGCAACACCTTAATGATGAGCAAATTGATCTTATTAAAATAAAGTTTAATGCAATTTATGACAACATTCTAACAACAAGAAGAATTGATAATATCTTTAAAATGTTTATGATGTATGTACCATCAAAACCAAAAGAAATTGATATGTTTGTTCCAAGAAGTAATGTTGCAAACTTCTCAAATGGAACTCTTCACCTAAAGATTGATAGTAAAGGTAATTACTCATTTGATTTCCTTGAGCACTCTAAAAATGATTTCATAACATTTAAAGTTGATTTTGAGTATGATCCTGAACTTGTCGCAACTAATGATAAATTCTCTGAATGGCTTTTAGAGTATCTAAGCGGTGACCAAGAGCAGTTTGATCTTGTTCAAGAAATGTTTGGTGCTTCATTAGTTCCTACCTTCCCACAATTTTTTGCTCTTGTTGGGCCATCAGGAACAGGTAAGACAACTTTAATAAAAGTACTTAAAATGATTCATGGTGATGATGAAAGTAATATCTGTAAAGTTCCACCCCATAAATTTAATGGGTTCAATATGGCCTCTATGGTTGGTAAGCTTGTTAATATCGTTACTGATATAAATACTCATGCAAAGATTGATGATGACATGGTTAAGCAAGTGGAAGATAGAGACAATG